TACTTGCTAATTCTGGATCTGTGTCTTTGCTAGTATCTAATACTTGAAAAGAATTTGCTATTTTAATAGTGGTACGACCATTATTAATAGGATTAGTGTTTATAGATTTGTCTATATTCATTGTATTATATTTCTTTGAAAGGATTAAATATTACTATCATATGTTATAACTAGTTTCCAAGAATCAATATTTCCACTACTAGTTGGATCAGTATCTTTTATAATAAGATTCCATACACCGGTTACAGAACTATTAAATAAATGATCAAAATTACTATTTAGAGATTCATTATTATAATTAACAATGGATGTTTTATCATAAATTCTACAAGTTTGACCATTAGATATATTATGTAAATATTTATTACTATCAGCTTTGTTACTAAACATAAAACTAAAATTATTGGAATAATTCGGTATTTTGTGATTAGCAGATAGTAGTATTTTATCTCCGCTTGGTGGAGACAACAACAAAACCAAGTCTGTTACGTTGGAGTGATTTAGTTTGTTAATAGCCAGTTCTATATTAGATATGATTCCTGTATTCGTAACATTAACAGAACCGCTTGTTGTAGACAAATCATTAATAGTTAAACCACTGCCATTATAAACTACAGAAAATAGATCTAGTGGACCACAATCATATGGTAAGCAAAAATCTGTTTCTTCTGTAACAGTTGGTGTTGGTGTTGGTATATTGCTGCCTGTGGTTGTTGGTAAATTGGTTGTTTGTACAACCAAAGGATCCAAACTAATTGCACAATTAGGATCAATAGTTAAATTTCTATCTATTAGATTGATACTTCCTTGAGACAATCTAACATTATTAAGTTTAATGGTTCCGACATTTTTAACATCAAGATCGTAAACTGCTGTTAAAAAATTAAAAGATTTTGTATGATCCGCACTAAATTTTATTACTATAGTTCCGAGATTATCTCCTGTTATGCTCCATCCATCAACATCATAATTAGCTAATGCTTGACTAGAATATTTTCTAATAGATCCGTCGTCGCCTAGTATGCCAAATTCGACACACTTATTACTAAGATTTATCGGGTCGCCGGAACTGTTATTATATACAAAATTAATCTGAAAATCAGATCCTTTTTCTATTGGAAAATTATAATTAACAGCTACCATAGAATTATTCCATTAACTATAAAGGTCTCTAGCATGATCGCCAGGATATCGTAAATAACTCGGATCAAAATTATTACCAACAAACGGACTAAGAATACCTCGTAGCAAGGTAGTATTACCAATTTCATAATCAAGTTTTAGGTCCTCATACATTTTACAAGGACCATTAGCTAAAAGAAATTGATAAGAGCTATTGCCACCAACACTAATATTAGCTGGTCCCAATGCGGCCCTAATGCCCTCTGTAGCGGCCCGTGTGCGTAAACTACTTTGATCTAGAAAGCAAGACGATTTTAATGCAACAAAACTAATAAAATCCACATCTTTATTTTCTAAAAGAGTAGGATCAGGAATTATATCAGGATTGATAATATTAATACTATATTCGTTATTTAAATTAACTTCTCTCGTAACGTATTGAGCCGCTACAACTATTAGTTGCTGGATTCTTTCGTCACTATATGTTGGATTATCACTAAGATCATTAATTAAACTACGAACTATAATTGGTATTTCTAGTTGCCAGCTCATAGAGTATCCCCTGAAGGTTAGTATTTAACTTATACACCATTATAAAGTAGCAACTAGCTTAATACGCTTCAGGCTGGAGCTGGTGAATTTGATCCAACTTTATTATTTTGTTCAGTTAAATTCTTGCTTATAGAACTTAGTTTTTCATAAAGTTGACCAATAGCTACCAAATCACTAGCCTTAAAAACACCCCTTTGAGTAGCCATATCAATAACAACCATAAGATTCTGAATATCACCTTGACTTAATTCCATAATTTTTCCCCTTATTCTGGATTTGCTGGCGGTGCCACAATACCTTTTTCAACACCAACCTTTTGTATATATAATAGTAGAGACTGGATAATATTTGCAAGGTCATTGTCTTCTAAACTTTTTGTTAAAATACCATCAATATTCATCCATATTCCATTATTACCAGGTTCAATTTCTGGAATTCCATCAAATACTCCGAATTTGACCATTCTAACAGAGCATGTGGCATCTTGGGCCGGATGAGGAGCGCTAATCATCACATCTTGAATCCACAATTTATCATATGTTTTTGCTGGAATTACGCTTGGCTCAACAGGTGCTAATACTGGTAAACTCATAAAATTACTCCTCTATAAAATTTGGTGGAATAGTTACTTCTTTTAAATCATTAATATTTTGTGCATTTTCTATTCGCGGATCTTCTGTAATATCTCTTAGAAATTCTTTTTTCTTCACAATTTTTTGTATAGTTTCTGTTTGTCCACGCTCTAATGCTCTAATATACTGAACATCGAGAGCTTCTAATAGTGGCTTTCTGTCTGTTCGTAGTTTATCTTTCCAAATGTTTCGTGCTTTATTCATATTTATACTTATGGTTCTATTTTTAACCTTATTTATTTCACTTATAGTTATTGAATTATCAATATTATTATCAGAGTTATATTTTATTAGTTCTTGATACGACATGCCAGTTCCGTATGCGTCAGGATCAGTAAAATCGGCAATCAATGCTTCAAAAAATATCTCATCATAATTGTCTGGTAATACCATATGATTTTCGCCACTAAAAATAAAAATTGGTATTCCAGAAGGTACAGAAGAGCGTATAGCATCTATTTCTGATACTCCTTTAAATACTATGCCGGTGCTAATATGATCCTCATATGGAAATATAAAATTAGTCATAAAAATCCTTTCTCATATCTTAAACAGTGTCTATAATTCCTAAAGTAAAATAAGTAGCTTGGGTTTGAGTACCATTCAAATTTTGAGCAACTATAACAACACTAGTAGTAGTCCGAGTTTGAGTAACCATACTACCTACTTGTCCACTTACTAATACTCCATAATTCGCATTTGGTAGTGTTATTGAAAAATTACAGGTGTAAGTTGCGGTACCACTTCTTGTCATTGTTCCCATATTAATGCCGTCACCGGGATTTGCTGATGAGGCAGTGCCGTCATAAACCCCCCATGCTCTAAAAGTTCTACTAGATACAGGAGCGATAGAAGCGAAGTTAGAAGAATCCAAAACCGCAACTTCACTACCACCATAAGATCCTTTGCTCACATAAAACGTACCACCTGTCCAATACCACTGCCAACCATAAGTATTATTATGAACTCCTGTGTGACCAGAATTCATCATCAAACTGATTTGACCAGCACCAGTACTATCAAATTCTAATCCACCCCAGCCATTTCTTGTTCCGACTACTCTCCAAGCTCCATAACTAGCATTATTAGGATAAAAATGTGCCCCATTTAATGGAGAATATAATCCGCTATGATTTGTAAATTCTATCCATTCTCTACTATAATTTCTACCAGTTGTATCCCATCCTATGGCATTTACTCTATTGAGATTAGAGGTACTATCAGGATCTAAATAATATCCCAGATTGTTAGTATCATAAAATATTGGCGCTCTGACACTAGCTCCAGACTGTATAATATTATCAACAAGAAATTGTTTATTATTATAAATTCTAATCCATGTAGAATCTGTCATCCATATTCCACCAGCATATGTTTCATTAAACCATCCACTATTTCCATAAGACCGATACCAATTATTAGCATACACTGCTCCAGTAGTGGTAATATTGGTTGTTGTGCTTGCTCCTCTTCCAGTAACAGTTGCTAAAGTTTCACCAGCCGCTGTTCCTGTGACATTAATACTCCAAGTTCCACTAGCATTACCACCAGTTAAAGTAGGTGCATAAGAATTATAATTATTACTATGTAATATAGGATATGCATTAGCTCCCATACTCCATCCACCAACTTTTAACACATTGTCTGAATCTAATCCAAAATTCACAGCGTATGCACCAGGTCTATGAAACGACATCATTGCTGCTCCGCCGCCCTGTGATTGTATTTGTGGACCAGCATGTCCACCATAAGATATTGTTGCGGTACTAAGACTAAAACCAAGATTTATGTTTGTTCCTGTTAATCCACCAGATATACTAATTCCCCATGTTCCACTAGCACCGGTTCCAGTTAATGTTGGTGAGTAAGAATTATATGTTGTACTATCTAAGAATTTACGCCATGTTTGCCATGTGCCACTTCTTCTCTGACGAAACCAAAGACCAGCATCTCCACCAGTTGGACTATAAAATTGAGCAATCCAATTTCCATCACCGGCGTGATCGTAGTCCCACCTATGACCATAAGATGCCTCCGGCATATTTGCCGCATTCGAAGCTACATGCCAATAACCTTCTACTGGAACATTCATATCAGCATTTGGATAAGTTCCATCGACGCGAAAATAATTGCTTGCTGCTATACCATTTAATTGAGTAGCATTTGAAGCACTACCGCTCAACGTAGCAGTAATTGTTCCGGCGCTAAAATTACCAGAAGCATCACGCGCCACAATTGTTGAACCAGTATTTGCGCTCGTAGCATTAGAAGTTACCGTAAACGTAGTATTTCCGCTTTGATTAGCTGTAAAAGAAGCTGATCCGCTCAAACCGGTTCCAGAAACATTCAAAGTGAGTGTTCCATTACCAACATCCGTAATTCCATAACCAGATATTGTTGTAGGATTAGTTCCACTAGTAATTCTACCCTTGGCATCTACTGTAACACTTCTATATGTTCCAGCAACTACCGTAGTATTAGTTAGTGTAGGATTAGGATATGTGCCAGTTAAATCGCCGCCAGCGGCTCCTGTTGGGGCGCGAGAATCACTTAGTCTACTATCGTTTCCTTGACAAAAAGTATTGGCAGCAGTGCCGAATGAACCAACAGTAATAGCTCCCGATGTAGTTGTTATCAATGGTAAATTAGCTGTTGAGCCAATTGCTCCAGCATTTGTTATATTACCGTGGGTATGACTAAGTGGTGTGCGACTATCAGAAAGCCTACTATCATTTCCTTGGCAAAAAGTATTGGCAGCAGTACCGAATGAACCAACAGTAATAGCGCCTCCTGTGGTTGTAATCAAAGGCAAATTAGCCGTAGAGCCTATGGCTCCAGCATTTGTTATATTGCCGTGAACATGAGTCGAGGAACTCTTGTCGTCAATCTGAGTTTGGATTGCACTTGTTACCCCTTTTACATAAGTTAATTCTGTAAGACTAGGATAGGTTGCTGTACTTAAGGATGTAACATTTTTATTACTATCAAAACTAGCTATTGTGCTAGCTGTTTGATTAGCTATTCGTAAATTTCCACCAGTTAATGTGGTTCCACTTGTAGCATAAATATCTAAATTCTTACTAGTGAATAGAGTAAAAGTTTCAGATGAATTAATATTTAATGGATAATACAAACTAGTGATCTCGTTAGAGTTGGAGTCATCGTCTGAACCAATATAAACCATTAAATTATTATTTGCATCAAATAATCTTAAACTTACATTAGTATCTCCACTATCACTATTGTACAGTTGAATTACTGAAGATGATTCATTACCAGTACTACCAAGGGTTAAAACACAATCAGAAAAAGTTAAATTACTTTCAGCATTAATTCCAACAGTGCTTCCTGTGCTAGTAAGAACTCTATTATCTCCACTATTAGCTATGGTTGGAAGCAATCCACTAACAGTACTATTAAAATTACTATTATTAATATTTAAACTAGTAAAATTTCCACTATTAGCAGTTAAATTTCCACTAGTAGTAATATCATGATCATTAAAATTAATACTCATAAATATCTCTGTTATGGAATAAAGTTATACTTTTGACCACCCATGTATGGTGGAGTAGTTGTGGGAGTAACTGTTGGTGTTGGTGTTCGTGTTGTTGTATTGGTTACTGTGGGCGTGTTCGTTATACTGGTTGTAACTGTTGGTGTTATTGTATTTGTGGCTGTTGGTGTTATAGTAGGAGTTATAGTCGGTGTAGCTGTTACAGAAGGCGTTGGGGTAGGAGTCGATGGCTCTGATGATCCTCTAAAAAGAGTTTGAACCAAATCTACTCCTGCTGTCCAAAGAATATTATTACTATTTAAACCATTAACATTAATATCTAAACTATGTGTTCCAGTATTTGCTACAACTGTTGCTGCTACTCCATTAAGACTACTATCAATAAAATTTTCTTCTATAATTGATCCAATTAAAGCTGTTGTGGAACTATTTCTTTTAATACACCCTCTAAAATTCCAACCAGCAGCGCCTTCATTAGTACTACTAAAGCAAGCCAAATTAACATTAAAATTCCAAATACCGCTAATTGGTAATACTAATTTTTCAGAAATTCCATCAGTATATAGCGTTGTTGAACTATTATTTGATGTATTATTTCTAACAGTAAGCGAGCTTTTTTGAGAATCGCCAGTGCTATTAAAATAACCATTACTCAATCCTAAGTTTCCGTAAGGATCAGTTGTGCCAATTCCTAATTTATTTCCATTAGATAAAAATATTAATCCACTTTCAGTATCTATTCCGGTACTAGTTCCATCACTAGTTAATAATCTATTATCAGAATAATTATTTATTACTACTCCGCCGCCACCAGATGATCCAGTATACGCTATATTGATTATATTACTGCTATCATTATAACTAATATTAATTCCACTAATTCCAACCAATAAATCATTTACTCTATCATCAACAGCTTCATTCCAATTAGTAATATCGGTATTTAAATGAGCATGACCACTTAAACTTACTCCAGTATTGTTAACGCTTAGTGATGTAAAATTACCACTACTACTAGCTAACCATAACCCACTACCACTATTATATTGTAAAAATTGTCCGTTGGTTACTCCGCTAATAGCCACATTATGTAATTCTTCTAATTCAAAACCATTTTGTACTTTAACATAGATAGTACCATTATTAGTATTTTTTCTTAACACATAACCAATAAATACCATATGATCAGGAGCACTTGGTTTATTAGATAATCCATAAACTAATCCGCCAGGTGTTGACGGAGAAAGCCAAACAGTGTCTCCGGCCGATCCGGCACTGTCTGTATTTAATCCACCTAGTATGCCTTCCGTAACCACATATCCAAACTCATTATTATCTAAATTTTGTTTTAGTAATCCTAATGTTTTACTAGAAGAGCTTTCGGATGCGGCAGAAGCTAATGCTAATATAGGATGATCTCCCTGAGCACCACTAATATAAACAGCTTGTCCTTTAGTTAGTGGACCACCAGTAGTATTTTTAGCATAAACATAGATATCTGAGGAGGATATTTGAGATAATAATGACCAAGTTGTAATTCCATCACCAATTTTTAATATATTATTAGTTATATCGAATCCTGGTTCACCGCTAGCTAATACTGGATTAGCGCTACTCCATTCTGTACTGGAGCCTTTTCTGAATAGAATATAATCATTTACTGGCATAAAATATCCTCAAAACCTACCAGTATTATAAATTATGGCGAGCCACCATCAATTACAGCATAGTATATATAAGTTGGATTAAGAGCGCTAACGCCACTAATTCTTGTTAATCCATCAATAACACTGCTAGTTTGACCAAGATTAATATTTGTGCTACCTAAAGTTATTCCACTACTAGCTAATTTAGTCACAGCAATAGCTGCACTAGCATTAATATCTTCATTTACTATAGTGCCATTAACAATTTTAGCACTAGTAACAGTATTATCAGATAATGTTGTGCTAATACTTAGCGTTCCATTACCAAGATCTGTTAATGTTACACTACTACTTCCGGTAACATCTCCAGTTAGTGTTCCAGTAATAATTGGATCTGGTAATCCTGTTAAGCTAGCAAAATTTCGATAATAACTACCGTGCTCTCCATCTAATAAATCAGCATTTAGATTAGTAACCAAGTCTGTGGATGTTACTTGTAAACTATCACTAATAAAATCACCAGACGTATAAACATTACCACCAGTAAATTCCCATCTAGTATCACTAATATCCCATACTATACTACGAGCAATAGTGTTATCATGATCATAAACTTGCAAACCGCCTTGAGTTTCAGCACCAGATACATTAACTTGAATTATATTATCTCCAATATCAACAGTGGTACTATTTACTGTGGTTGTTGTACCTTGAACAGTAAGATTTCCGCCGATAGAAATATTACCAGTTGTGGTTATATTTCCAATTCCATTAATATCTTTATTACTATCTAATACAACAGCTCGATTGGGGCTAGCAGTACCAGCAACAACACCAGAAAGATATGCTAATTCACCAGTAGTAACAATGCTACTAGCATCAGTTATGTTACTCCAAACATGAGTATGATTTAATAATGAATATCCACTAGTATGAATTGTTAAAGTATCCGTTCCACTATCGTAATTTAGTACAACGCCAGTACCAGCAGCAAGAGTTGTATCTACTTGATCGCTTACTGCGCTAGCAAAATCTGTAATTAAAGATGATGGAATGCCAGTAACACCAATTGTTAATGTATCGCCACCATCGTCATAAGTCCAGGCTACTCCGCTACCATTTCTTAAAAATCCGCTTGATCCAGCATTAGTTCCAATAGCGTCTTGGGTGGCTTCATTAAAATCCGTTATATCAGAGCTAGAGTGGGTATGATTAAGTAATGAGTATCCGCTAACATTAATACTAACAAAATTACTACTATCATCATAATTTATAACTATTCCCGTACCATTTCTTAAAAATCCTGTGGTTAAATGATCGCCACTAGCAACAATATCCTGAATACTCTCTATATTAATAACATTATCAACAGCTTGAGAAAAATCAAGAACCTGACTAGCTAATATTCCAGTAACACTAACTGTTACGGGCGTTCCTGTTGTGGCAGAAAAATTAATACCGATACCGCTAGTTCCTACTAGATCGCTACTATTAGGTAATATACTAGCATAAGGTAAACTATTCCATGCTGTTAATCCATCTCCTATTTTATACTTTTTAAGAGAGGTATCCAAGCCCCATTCACCGGCACTTAGTGTTGGATTAGCATTAATCCATTCGCTAGTAGTACCTCTACGAACTTGAAGTAGTGTTTGAACTGCCATGATAATAACCTCTTATAAAGTTTTTAGTTTGAAATTTAAGGAGAGCCGCAATCTATTTCGTATTCATCTATAAAATTAGATAAATATTCATCTAATCCAAGTATATCGGATACTGATATAAAACCAACTGTTGATCCAGATACTATTTCAACGCTTCTATCACTGCTAGTTTCAATTTCTAAATTATTTAATATGTTTCCAACAGTGGTTTCAATTTCCACTATATTTTTAGTGTCAAAAATTTCTATAGTAAAATTGCTCAAGGTTCGCACTCCAATAACGAAGATGATTGACTAAAGCGTTTAACAATATTAATTGTGCCATATATTAATCGTATAATATATTTACCACCACCAACATATAAGTCATCATCACTTTGTAATTCCAAGTCATATTTTGCAGCATTAAATAGAAAACTATTGGTTGTACCAGCCGGTATCATAAGGGTTATTTTACCAATTAACGGCTCTATACTAAATTTATATACACTATAATCTATATTCTCTGTGCTAAAAGTTTGAGTAACATTAGTATTAGTTTTCCATATTAATCTAGCACACCAATTTGTAAGATCAATAGGATTACCACTATCATCTTTATAAACCAAACTTAGCTTAAAAGAACTTCCTTGTTCTATACTAAAATCGTATTTTGATGCGGCCATTAAGGATTTTCCTTATGGTAATTATACTAGAATAATGATAAAATTATTATACACCATAAAGCTATTTTAGCTTTAATAGGTATTTTGCTTGGCCACAATCATAAATCTTAAAAAGATCGTTGTTGTATCCACTATTACCGGAAAATTTTAGTCTGTGAAAAGTTTGGAATCCATCTGTCCATCTGAAACTAGGATAAATATGAATATAATCAAAACCTAAATTTTTTAAATAATGACCTCTACCATATCTCTTGTCTATAAAAGTCATAATAGTATCGGGTTGTTTATCTTTAATGGCGAAGTTTAATAGTTTACTAAAAGCACCAGTTATGCTATAAAATTTACTGTTACAAAATCGACTAATTTCATAATCATTATTTTTATTTCTTTTGAGTCTTAAAGCTGCTACTACATCGTCTTTAAAACTTAAAATATATGTTGTTCCACGACCCTTTCCCATTAAATGATTGGTTTCAAAATAAACGTCAGCTTCTTTATCATTGATTTTATCTAAATCACACTTTCTTGCAAATATCTTATTTGATCTTCCCAGTCTATTCAATACCATGCTTTTAACAATCTCAAATTTATCTCTAATTTCATCCTCTCTAAAAAACAAACTATCATAATTAGCATTTTCATAGGATATTTTTTTATTTATGTGATAATCGTCGTCTCTACAGTTATCGCTATGCCAGTATAGTCCATCTACTTCTATGATTAAATTATCTATTATAAAATCAGGAATATAAGTTTTATCACTAATATTTAATCTAGTATGAGTCTTATAATTTAATTCACTCTCATCTAAAAAGCTTTTAAATCTTAGTTCTAAACTTGAGTAACTGTCTGTTCTATACATATTTTTAGCAACGTCGAATCCGTAATGATTAATTAGTTGATTAAATCTACTCAAACAATAGCCCGTTTTTTCTGCCCAAAAAGAAGCTCCTTTACCGTCAAATAATCTGGCATTACCATTAATTATCATAGTGTTTACTATTTTGGTTTTAACATCAGGATGTTTGGTAGCATGAGAGTATCCATATTTATCTAAATTAGTATTTTTAATCTTATCCTGAATCTCTGGAGACTGAGAAACATTTTCACATCCATATTTATTTAAGTTAGTAATTTTAACTCTTTGTTTCATTTCATTGCTTTGCATATGATGATCTTTACCATATTTGATTCTCATACTTTCTACAATTTTACTTTTAATATCATCATTAGCAAACGGATTATCATGTCCATATTTAATTAAGTTAGTATTTTTTCTTTTCTCTAAAAATTGTTCTTTATAATTTTCTCCATATTTTTCCTTAAAAGTTTTTTCTTTCTTTTTTTGTAAATCTCCATAAGTATCGATATTTTGAAGATTTAGGTATCTTGTTAATGAGGTTTTTGGAATATTTAGTTTTTTACTAATATAAACTATGCTATAATTTTGAGCTAATAAATCCATAATACTTTCTTTATGCTCTTCTATATTATAATCTGATAGTTTTTCTTTTACATCTTGTCTTTGAGCCGAGTTTTTAACTCCATACTTTAATAAACTAAGCTCTTCTCTTTTCTTAAATTTACATTTTACACAACAATCTTTGTCTAGTTCTTTATTTTGAAGATTACGGGCTTTGTAAGATTTGTCAAATGTATTATTACAATAATCACAAATTACTACTATCTTTTTGCTTGATCCGGAGCTAAGGGATTCTATTGAGTATCCGTATTTTTGTAGTGTTTTTGTATTTTCTAACATAGTTTCTCCTTGTGTTTACTTATAATAAAGCAAATCCTTTGTTTGTCAAAGCATAGAGTCCTAGTATATATACAAAATAAGGGCTGGCAGAGCCAACCCTTAAATTGTTAACGTGAAAAGTTAGATATTATAGTGAGCCAATTAATACTCTACGATTATCTAGAACAGCAAAGCCAAGTTCGGCCCAGCCGTAGAAACCTGCTCGTTTCTGACGATGTAGTGTTTCATCTTCGAAGATTTGAACTTCTTGACGAATTGGCATAACGAAACTGTCGTTCTTGCGAAGATCAAGACCCACAACAATTTCTGTATCGCTTCCTGGCATACTAGCACCAAGAGTTGATGTATAGAATAGTTGATATTCTTGACCAACACCCAATTCATCTAGATCATGAAGATTAACACCAAACACTCGATTAAGAGCACCATCAGCAGCAGTGTAGATTTCTCTACGAGTAACTTCGTCAACTTGATCAACACCCCAGTTACGGATATCTTCCATAGCTTCTGGAGAAACATAAAGATCAGTTAACATACCTCTATTATTGGAGGTTGAGTTACCACCACCATTACGTCTCATAACAGTTTTCATCAAACTAACAAGACGCTTGGTAAACTGACTAGCGTTGGCATCACTATCATAAACAACAATGTTGCGATCAACACCAGCGGCCAATAGTGTGTGCCAGCCATCATCATTCATCTTCTTGACAAATGAGGCTTCTAGCACTTCCATAGCACGACCAACAACGTCCCAACGAGCATCGCGAGCATACTTTAAGAGATAATCAATGCTGGCACCAACATCATATGTTGGAACCATAACATAATCACCCTCAACATGACGCTCTGGAATATAACCGTGGTTAGGAATTGTGTAGGCCACAAAGTCCTTCTCGGTACCAGGAGCTAAGAAATCAAGAGGAAACTCTGGTGTGGCACTTTGATCAAGACGAATTGGTTCAAAGATACCATCAAGAACATCACCATTAAGAACGCCCTGACGAAGAGGTAGTTCTAGGGCTTTTGCAAATTCGGCATTAGCTGCTAAAGCAACCTCTCGTTGAGCTGATCCAGAACGCTTTAGTAAATCACTAAGTTCTGGAGTTGGTTGAAATTTTTCAGTTTTGGCTGACATATTTATTTCTCCGTGTATGAAAATTATAGGTTAACTGATACTTTAGCATAGCCGTCAGTGTCTTTGCCGCTTAAGAACTGACCAACTTTAACAGCATTGGTACTACTTGTACCGATCAAGCCACTAGCACCAACATAAGCATCTGTTCCAGCGGATGGAGTGATGCCAGCAACTAACATATTTGTTGTAACTTGGCCGTTACGCAATAGTGTTACTTTGCCACCGACCTGAACCTCATCTTTGTGCCAATTGATGTGTTGGCGAGTAAGATCAAGATTCACAACATCATTAAGTAGAACACCTACTGGCTTTGCGCCAGATGCCACAGCGGCGTAAGCAACAACAGCATTGGCATCATCCATAGATACGCCAACACCAGTTGTTGAAGTTACAGCGCTAACAACACCACCGCGCTCTGCTGTAGTAGCCATGAAAAAAGAGATATCTGTTAATAATTCGATACGATCAGGTTTTAGAGCCATTTTTAGTTCTCCGTATAAGAATTTACTTGGATTTTTTGCCTAACTTACTGTAAACAAACTCAACAAGAGCTGCACGAGTGGTATTTTCTTCTTCTTCAGAAGAATCTGAGCCAACTGTTAAATCAATAGCGCTTTCTGTTTCAACATTATCTAGATCAGAAGCACTTACTTTGGGTTCAACAACCTCTTCTGCTTCTGCAACTTCTTCTGCTTTCATTTTCATTTTCATAGCGTCTTCTTTTTTCATCTTCATAGCAGCAAAAAGAGTTGCCATAGCATCAAATGCTTCGTCTTCGATATTTTCATATTTTTCAACAAAAGCCAGAGCAGCATCTTCTTCGACGCCATTATCTACAAGGGCAGCTTTTCTTTTGGTCATTTTTTCTTTCTTGACCATTTCTGCTTCTTTTGTTTTATAAGCAGCGACTGTTTCGTTGGCACTATCAAGTTCTGCTTTCATTTTCTTCATTTCTTCTTCTTTTTTCTTCATCTCTTCATTTTTCATTGCAATAGCTTCTGAAAGTTCTGAGATTTGTGCTTCTAATGAAGTTTTGAGTGCTAAAAGCTCTTCTGAAGCAGAAGCTTTGACTTCTTCGATTTCTTTTTTCATAGCAGTTTCTCTTTCTGTGAATTCGTTAGTTTGGGTTTGTAATTGAGATTCTAGTGCAATATTTTTTTCGGTTAATGAATTAACAGATGCGTTAGCTTCAGCTACAGCCTCTTGACAAGAAGTTTCCATAGCCACCAATTTGTTTTTGATTTCAGTTACATCTTGTTCTACACTCATTGTATTATTCTCCATTTGATTATTCAATCGAATACTTATTACACCTAAATTTTCATTTTCGTTATTTTTTTCTTGAAGATTATCAATTTTTTTATTTTCTTCAAAAAGATTCTTATTAAAAATTATACTATCTTCGTTTGCTGGTTTGTCAACAAATCCTTTACCAGTAAAGGTAATATTTCTTAAAACTCTACCAATTTTATAATCATTATTTTCACCTTTACCGCCATATGCTCTAAGATATTTTGTTAAATAAGCTGTCTCATCACTTCTGCTCAATACTTTATATTCATTAGTTTGTTTATTAATTACTCCATAATCAAAACCTTTAAAAAAGCATTCCATACTAACAAACTTAGTACCATTTTGAATTTCACTAATTAATTTTTCTGATCTCTCTCTAAGTTCGGAAGTGCTAAATCCCTTGTATATAACAGAGCCTGTAAGTATGTGGAACTTATTTGGTAAATTTTCTACCGGGGTTTCTGGATCTATTAATAGTCCATCTTCGGTAATAGGCCAATTTGATATTATATGACCAACAATTAAACTTTCGTTGTGCTCTAGATTTGTGGGCTTGTGTTCTGGAGTATGTTTAGCGTTCCATACCTCGTACTTATCAAACACATCATCATTTTTATTCCATGATGAAGTTACTAGAATAGATTGAACATAAAATAGATCACTATCATCGTAGGATGCTAAACTTTTAAATGATTTAGATGATAATCTGAGAGAGCATGGCTCTGCAACACTAGCATAAGCAATAGAAGACGAGGCTAGTATTTTTGATGTTAAGCCATCTTCTTGTTCTTGTGGATATATTATCATTATAAACCTTTCAAAAAGATTTGATTATTATTTTGTACTATACACCATTGTGTAAAAAGATGATTTAGCTTGTTTAATTTCATCAACCGTTAATTCTCTTGATAATTCTAGCTTAACCAAATTTAACCAATTATAAAAAGTTTTAGTATCATTACTAGTTGATGCTGATAAATATTCTGTTATATTATCTTCATTAAGTTTAGCAAAAGGTTGCGTTTGAAAAAGAATGTTCGTTTTGATTTTCTCTAATTCTTCATTTTCGGCATTAGATAAACTTCTTAAATTTTTCTTATCAAAATATTCTAAAATTAATGGATTAATTATAGAACTAATCTTGTCTTGTGCAGAAGATGACCATATTAGGAGTTTGGCGCCGGTTTGGGGCGAAAATGTTCTGTCTTTTCTTTTTTCAGTATCTTTTGAAAGTTTGGGTCTACCTTCGCCCGCTTCTTTCGGCAACGATTCCGAGGACGGATCGTTAGCCACCTTGGGTGCTCCAAAAGGAGACTTTACTTGTTCTGCTTTTTGTTCTAATGCTGTTTTTTCGCTTGGTTTTTTCTTTGGTAAATCTAATCCTACTTGACTTGGTGTTACAATTCCTAGTTGTAAAGATATTTTCTTAAGAGCGTTTTCAAATTGAGGATCATGCCACGGACCAGCTTTTTGTACCATTCTTTCGGAATCTCTTTCTTTTCTTTCTCTATTAAGTCTTGATTTTTCCATATCTGGATCGAAACCAAATTTGGTCTGTAATAACTCATCACTAATAAGACTTCTATCTGCTAGTTGTATTAATAGTGCCTTCTCTGTATCTTCATTACTTAGATCCATTCTATCAAATTCTATTTTAGCCGGATACCTAAAACCCATAGCTTTTTGTACAATTTCTATTTCGCCTTCCCAAAATTTAACCAACATATCTCTACCATATTGTAATCTTTGTGTTAAGGTTTTTAGACTAATAAAATTATTAGTAGTTCCTGCTGCTCCGAATGTGCCAGTAAGTGTTGGAGGAATTCCCAAACCAGCATAGATAGCATTTAAATGAGGAGTATATTTACCTTCTCCAAGAAAATTATGAACATTAGTATTACTTTCTAACAATTCAATATCTGGACCCCAAACCAAATCCATTGTACCACCACCAACATTGTTTCCTAAAATTTGTGCTAGTTTGGCTGTTGCTGCTTTTGTTGGAGCAATTTTATGTTCTAGATTACCTAATTTAAAAATTCTAATATTACTTATAGCACCATCTAGAGCCGCCATATCTGCTAATTTTAATTTCTCAATAACCGTAATATCATCCATAATAGCATATATCATAGGATATGCCCATGCTTGCCAATCGTCTTTTTTGTAATGAAAAACTAATGTCTTTTCAGGATCCAATGGATATGGTCTTTTAGTTTTAGCTGCTAATACTATTGCTTCTGGAAGAAGAGATACTACTTGTTTTTCTGCTTCTGTTTTTGGATTATTAATATTTTTTCTAAAAGTAGCTGGTAAAACTAATTCATATCTTTTTTCACTAACAAATGAAGACAAAGACCCGGCAGCACTCTCAACATAAACTGGGTCTATAAAAGTATATCTCCAAGGAATTTCTTTTTTTTCTATCTTAAATTGATCCATCTGCTTGACGTTAAGATCAGGAGATCCAATAGTTTTGTATAGATTATCAGTAACTTTTAATGATATTTTGGCTGTTTGTTTATGAATAACAATATTGCCTGTTTTGTATAGATTGTTTAAAAATCTTTCGCTACGATCTTTGCCATTAATTTTTTTGAACCACTGTCTATAAAATCTTTCTATTCTTTTATTTTTATGAACTAATTTAATACCATGTACAGCAAAATCACCCATAAGATCAATAACATTTTTTACCAAACCAACACGGTGATAAATATCTTCTGCTCTTCGGATAACTAGTTTAATCTTTTTAGGAACAGCTTCGTCTGGTCTAAAAGCATAGTAGTCATTACGAGTTAATCCAGGACGACCACCAGTATCACCGTCTAGATTAGAAAAATCTATACTATATCTTCTACCTCCACCAAAAGCCGCTGTAGAATTTTGAATTCCTGTAAACTCATCTAAAGATTCTGATGATCTTTTAAGAGCATCTTGCTTGCTAGATAAATCCTCTCCCCATGTGACATAAGCATCCTCTCCTATAGATGATGCATTTTTAATAACGTCTTCTTTATTTGGTTTTCTGGGCATATATTTATTTCTAATGTAATAGTAATGCTATTTGATTACTTTAATAATACACTTTTATCTATAAATTCCTTGATAAATATCATCATCATTAACATTTGATGTGAACCATTCTGGACCTTTGTATAATTTATTACTTTGTTGATTAACTAAATCTCTAGTGTTTCCACCAACAATATCGTAATTTGGAGACTGTAAGGTCCTATTTAATTGTCTAGCTATCATATTAGCTATTAGTAATGAGCTATATCGGTCTTTTCGTAATCTTCCTTTTTTACCATTTGGTAATTTTACTTCTGGAGTATCCCATCTGTCTCTTGCTTGTGGACCAGTGCTAGTTTGAGTCATAACTATTGTTGTTAATTCGTTTTTAAGTTCTTCTATTTCTAGTATGCATTCGCTAACGCTATCATACAATGGATTTAAATCGTCGTCTAAGATATTTTTTCCTTCTTTTTCCATAGCGAGGCCAAGTGTAAGATTATCGAAACGTGGAAATAGCAATATTTTATCTTCTAGATCTTTTCTTAATCCATGATTAGCTTGACTTGTCCAATCCGCCTTTGCAAATTGTACTAGTTCCAGAATGTGTAAACCTTGTTGAGAATCAGTATCTTTTGCTTTGTCATAATCAATAATTGGCCATATTAGTTGTTCATTATCTTGAAGCTTGCCAGGATCATGCAAAGCTTCTTCTATCGCAACACCGCCACCTTGAGCATCCATTCCTATCCTAATAGGAGGAAAGGTTTTCATAAGATCTCTAATTTTTCTAGAACAAAAACTATAAAAGTCATATTCTTGTGCTAGTCCAACCTTTTGTCTTTCTTTAAAATTATTTCTATTTGTTGCCCAACAATATACTATTCTAGAATGATCCGGATGAACTTCTAATATTACTATGCTAAAATTATCTTGTTCACTAGCAGGGTCGATACCATAAACATAATGTAAATTAGGATTACCTTGAGTTATAGCGTCAAAAACTACTGGCTTGTTACCAATTGTTATTGCTGGATAATCTTTTGTAACACAACTTTCTATTAAACTTCTTCTAAAAAATCCCTGACTGTCATTCACAAAACATGCAGCATATTCCATATTATATATACCAACATGAATAGTAGCTTTTGCTCTACTTACTTGTTTATCATCCATAAATCCTTTAGGTATTAACTCATATGGTATGCGAATAATACTATAATCTTTCCAATTAAAATTTGGTGGAATTTCTCCATTAAAAATTTCTCGTAGTTTTCTTTCTTCTCCTTTACTTTCTATAATACTTTTATATCTTTTCCAGTACTGGGCAAAATGCTTAAAGCCGTAATCTGCTGTTCCGCTTATTACTGCTTGATTATTAATTCTTCTAGAAATAGTATCTAATTCTTCGCTCCATACTCCTGCTAATTTCATAGCTGCTTTTTTAGCTTCTTCTTTAACATTCTGAATTGGACTGGCGCTAACAGCAGCGAAACCAGAAACCACCGTCTCATAAATATCTGGAGATATACTGCTAAACTCATCTGCTAAAATAATATGAGCGCGTAAACCTCTAATTTTATCACCATTACCTAAAGGGATAGCAATAGCCCAACTATCTCCTAGTCTTATAGTACATCTATCAACATCTCGTCGTGGACCATCTTCATTGCCATTAAATATGCTTCTTAAAATAGGACTATTTTTCCACATATTTTCCATATACTCAAAGATAATTTTGCTTTGTCTAAAAGCAGCGCCAACTATAACCACCTTGGTGCCTGGATAGAAAGCACACTTTAATACCGCATACAGAGCTAACAGAAAACTTTTACTAAAACCACGACTACCAATAAGCATAGGAAAAGGACGATTCCACATTTCTTGTAGAACCATAGTCTGCATAGGGTGTAGTTCTATATTAAAAATAAGTTTACAAGTTGATCCTATGTAATAGGGATTTCTTAAAATTCTTAATAGATGCAAGTCTGGATTTTCTATATCTTCCTTGGTCCTATGAATCATAGGATTATTAGGAATACTAAGATCGCTTATGTCTCCTAATCCAAGCCAAGCATTATCAAAACTTTTAAAATCAACCATTATTTGTTTGTTTCATTAATCTTTTTGAAGTGTTTATTGCTCTTTTTACTATCATAGATGCTACAGACTCAATATATGGCAAATTTCTTTTTGAGCTTTCTTCTTTTAGCCAACCTAGTATGGTTGGTAAATTTTGTTCACACCAGTCTGGTCCTTTTTCATTCATCTCTATAGCATGACGTCTACAAGAACAATTGGGAGTGCTCTTTATTCCTAAACTACTTATCATACTTGTTAATATAGTTCCTGGACCATTAGGAAATTCTTCTAAGGTTTTGGGAAATTTGCTTCTAAGTTTGGTCGCAGTATCGTCTTTAATACTATCATATAATAGTTGTTCTAGCGTGGATCTACTAATATCGCCAAGCTTCTCATAATCGATACCATTTGCAATAATGAATGAACCAGGAATATTTCTAACAGTAGCTGATACTACTTTATTGGTTGGGTTATCATGATAAGTAACATCTAAATAATCCATAACTAATGGTGGTGGATTAATTAATTGATTATTTTGATCAGTATATGGTGGTGGATAAATGGTAACTGAATTTTCAAGTTTCATTTTGGTTCTCCTTTGGTTTATTGTTTATAAGATAAATCCTTTTAATAATATATTCTGCTACTTTTTCTGCATTAGATGCATTATTACAAAATAATACTTTAATATCATATTTAAGCTGCCAATCTAATATATTCTTCATTATAAATGCTGGAGTAATTCTAACTTTATCCCACATTCTTTTTGGTAGATTTGATCCTACTGGATAGTTTAACACATCATTCATGCTAAATTCTAATAGGAAAAATGAATATTTAAGTTGGCTCATTCTATGTACAACATCTTTGAACCGTGGTTCGATAATATTGTTAGCAATTTCATTTATACTCTTTTTACGTTCTATAGCAAAAACGTCTTGAAGACCTTCTATACTATAATCACCAGTATCTAATTTTTTATTAGCAACAACATAATCCTCAAAAGACCACGGTTGTTGCTCTCTGGTATCTATTATGATCGTAAAGTCTTCATTATTTATCATTTGATTTTTTATTATCAGATATTAATTTGCTAAAAACTGCTTCGTATGCGTTTTCGTTTCCTTCTATAAGAGAGTGATGAAACTTACACAAAGTGATTCCGTTATTTATATTATATCTCAAATCAACGCTATCAACCCATCTTTTGATATGATGAACATGTAATTTTTTGGATGCTAAACATCCTGGCCATTGACATTTGTATTGATCTCGTTTTTTAACCTCTTGTCTAAAAGTTTTGTATAATGGATCGTTATAATTTCTAAACATTAGCGTAAACTTTAATATCACTTTGTATCATTTCGCTAACTAAATCATCAAAAGAAGTTGATGGAATCCATCCTAGTACTTTTTGAGCTTTAAGAGATCGGCCGCATAAATAGTCAACTTCTGCTGGTCGATATAATGACGGATCAATTTCTACATATTGTTTGTAGTCTAGATCCACACTCTCAAAAGATTTGATAACAAAATTTAATACGCTATGAGTTTGACCGGTACAAACAACAAAGTCGTCAGGAACATCTTGCTGTAGCATCAAATACATAGCATATACATAATCTTTAGCATGACCCCAATCTCTATAAGCTTGAAGATTGCCCAGTTTTAAATTGTCTGATGTTTTATTGTTAACTAATTGGCCAATATATTTGGTAACTTTTCGCGTTAGAAAATTTTCACCACGACGCGGACTTTCATGATTAAATAGTATGCCGCTAGTAGCAAAGATATTATAAGCATCACGATATATGCGTACCAAATTGTGACTAGCAACTTTGCTAACAGCATACGGACTTTGTGGAATTAGTGGAGTATTTTCATCTTGATATTTGTTATTGTTTTTATCCACGCTATAATTTTTACCAAACATTTCGCTAGTGCTAGCTTGATAATATTTTGTAGCAGATGATGTGGTTCTTATACCCTCTAAAATATGTAAAACCCCCATGGTATTAATATCAAACGTTGTGGATGGCTGGTGAAAACTGGTTCCCACATGACTCATAGCGGCCAGGTTATAGAATTCATCTGGTTCGTATTGTTTTAATATGGATAGTATTACGGAAGGATCTGTAAGATCAAATTCTAAAAGAGTTAAATTAGGATGATCTACTATGCTGGATATTCTTTCAAAATGGTACGAACTACTACGTCGATATAATCCAACAACTTTGTAGTCCTTTTCCAATAGTAGTTCGGCTAGATAGCTGCCATCTTGACCAGTAATGCCTGTTATTATAGCTGTTTTATTCATTGTGATTTTCCATAAATTCTGGTGTTAGTAATGGTACGTCCACAGTTTCGTCTTGATAAGTGTGATATTGTTGCATTCTTTCTTTGGCTCCGTTTGCTGCCATGCCAAGAATTTCCATTTCTTTGCCTTCTTTTTCTCTTACTATTTCGTCTTCTAGCATTCGTATTAAACCAACCCAACTGCTTTTGCCATCTTCTATTCTTTTTATTCTTTGTTCCCTAGTAGCTTTAAGATCCTTGCTAATTTTTTGCTGTTCGTTAAGAAGTTTGGTATATTCATTAGTGTAATTAGCGATACTGTTGCGGGCAAACGACAATTGAGTTTCGAGATTAGCCAGTTTCGGTATATCTCTTTGATCCTCACTTTTTTCATACTCTTTGTCCACAAGCTTCTGTAATTTTTCAGTTTCGCTAATGTGTCTTTTTCGTTCTTTCATGCTGCGATTAATTAATATATCAATAGTGATAAATTGTTTAATTTGCAACTCTTCTGCTGGTAAAACATCTTCTCTAAACTGTTTTATTAGTCCAACCCAGGTATCTTCAAAGTATTGGAGTTCGCCGCTGTCAGCATCAAACTGACGTGTAATTTCTACCCAAAAGGTTTTGCTATGTAATTTATCTTTTAGAGTTTCATAAGCCGCTTTGTCTTCTGGATCAATTAGTAAATTATTTTCATTAATATATCGTTTAATTGGTCCTTCGTGACGATTAAGATTAGAAGCTATAGCATCTATGCTTAATAAATTAACATTTTCACGAATATAAGCTTCTTCATCTAAACTTAGTTGTCCTCGTTTTTTGGGAATTCTGCTGTTTTCCAATTGTGTTCCTCCATTATTTCCATAATATGTTTTTTAAGCTTGTTAAGATCGGACTTGTTAATTTTTTGATTGTGTTTTAGTTTTAGATAACTTTCTCTGTGTTCTGAGCGAATATTTTTGTCAAGAAAATTAACTATCTCGTTGTGTTCGTGAGAACCATTAGGCGATGATGCTAAATTGAGATCTTCAAAATACGATGGTTTAGCAATATTCTTTTTAGCATCATTTCGTTTGGCCCACGAAGCGTATGGTTCGCATTCCTTTTTGTCAATAAATTTAGAGCACTGATTGTTAGAAACTTTATAAGCAGCATCGTATAATGGACAAGTTAAGCAAGGCTTGTCGGGTCTTTGGTAGTTGTTTCTCTTGTAGTTAAATAATCGATTTCGCACATGAGTCCACAAAAAGTTTTCAAGGGGCCTTTTATGATCATAATTTTTTAATCCTTCTAGTGCGAATATGGCCGCTTGTTGTTTCATATCCTCTATGCTATGATAGCCGAATTTAAATTTGTGAGCTAATCTTTTAGTAATTTTGTCTAAAACGGCTAAAAATTCGTCGTCACTCACCGCTTTGATAGTTTGATTTGTTTTTTTCTTCATTATTTAATAGAGTAGTTATGTCGTCTCCGTCTGGTAAATTAAGATCATTTTGAATTTGGTCAATTATTGATCCTGATGCTTTGACCGATAAGATCGAAGATGTAAGATTGGTAATATTAGAATCAAAATTAATCATATTGAGCCCCTTGCTTAAAAGAACCAAAACTATAGTATAATAGAGTTGATCATCACATTGTCAATATTTACACTATATGGGGAGAATAAAATGAGCTACAGAAAATGGGGTCAGGTTGAATTGGATTTTATCCGTGATAATTTTAATGTTATTTCTGATGATGAGATTGCTGTAAGATTGAGTCAAATAACAAATAGTAGTATTACTACTCCTATGGTGCGACGACAAAGGCGCAAACTTGGTATTCAAAAGCCACGAGGTCGTCAACCAAAGAATAAAAACGCCTCAATGCCCGCATCGTTTGCATCATCAAATGATAATGGTTGAACATAAAGTTTTAAATTAGATCATTATAAAATTGGGGCATTAAGTTGCCCCTTTTTTATTTAACCATATAACATAAGGAAAAATAATATGAAAGTTTTAGTTACTGGTGGCAATGGATTTTTAGGGTCTAAAATTATGAAAGTTTTAAAAGACCAAGGTTATGATGGTATAACATTCGGATCACGAAATTTTGATTTGTGTAATCCTAGACAAACTAAGGATGCTTTTGATAGATATCGGCCAGATGCTGTGATACACTGTGCTGCTGTGGTTGGTGGAATAGGGGCGAATAGGGTTAATCCAGGATCATTTTTTTATCAAAACATGATGATGGGATTAAATGTTATTGAAAATTGTAGATTTTTTGATGTACAAAAGGTTGTGCAGATAGGAACGGTTTGTAGTTATCCTAAATATACTCCGGTTCCTTTTAGTGAAGATAGTTTGTGGGACGGCTATCCTGAAGAAACTAATGCTCCGTACGGAATAGCTAAAAAAGCTCTTTATGTTATGATAGAAGCTTATAAAAATCAATATGATCTAAATGGTTGCGTATTACTTCCTTGTAATTTATACGGACCAAATGATAATTTTGATCCTGGTAGTAGTCATGTTATTCCGGCTTTGATTAAAAGGTTTATTGATGCAAAACAAAATAACGATACCGAGGTAGAATGTTGGGGAAGCGGAAGTGCCACACGAGAATTTTTATATGTGGATGATGCTGCTGAGGCTATAGTAAAAAGCTTGAGTGTGGATACTGATACTAAGCCTATTAATTTGGGCAGTGGTGTTGAAATAACAATAAAAGATTTAGCAGAAAAAATAAAAACACTTGTTGGATACGATGGAAATATAGCTTGGAATAGTGATCAGCCAGATGGTCAACCACGAAGATTTTTGGACGTGTCACGCGCCAAAAAGATATTAGATTGGGAACCAAAGGTAAGTTTTGATGCTGGATTAAAAGAAACTATAGAGTGGTACGGGGCTAATAAAAAATGAATATTAAACTTTTAGAAGCTACGGATAATATACAAGATTATATAGATTGTGTTAAAGATCTAAATAATCATTGTACTAAGTTGAGTTCAATAGAAGATATTAAATATGTGTTAGAGAACAGACCATCTAATATACTAACTTTTGTTATGGTAAACGACGATAGTAGGATAGTATCAACAGCTACCGTTATTATGGAACAAAAGTTAAGATATCAAAATTTATGTATGCATATAGAGGATGTTGGTACTCATCCTAGCTTTAGAAATGCTGGATACGCATCAACTATTATTAAATATTGTATAGATTTAGCAAAAAATAATGACTGTTATAGAATAAAATTAAGTTGTGAAAATAATCTAGTAGATTTCTATAAAAAACTAGGATTTAAAATTCACGGTAATTTTATGTTTATGTAATTTACTCTTTGTCTAAATCTTCGTCGTTGTCTGGTACTGGTTGATTAGCTAATAGTTTGCGAGACTTCTTAATAGCTCTAGTTACCATTATTCTACCGATCATATCAACAAATGGTAATCCTCGTCGTTTAGCTTCGTCTCTTAGCCAACCAACAATAGTATCAATATTTTGTTCGCACCAATCGTTACCTTGTTCGTTCATTGCTAGAGCATGTCTTTTGCATGAACAACTATCACTCATATGAATACCAAGACTTTTTATCATTGTGGACAATACTGTGCCAGGAGAGTGTGGATTTTCTTCCATTGTTGGATTAAACAATTTTCTCAAAACCTTACTAGGATTGTCTCCTAATAGAAATTTGATTCTATCATTAAGTTGTTTTTTTGTCCAATCTCCAAGTTCGTCGTACTCATGGTCAGAATATAGAATTAGCGGCAAATCAAATTTTTCTATATCAGCATGAATTATTCTGTCTTGTGGATTATCTACATATGTAATATATAAAGTGTCTGTTTGTATGGGTTCAGGATGAGTTATTTTGCCGTTATGATCAGAGTATGGTGGTGGCTGAACACTTATTTTGCTATCTAGTTTCATGATTTAGTATTCCTGTGATATAAGAATTGATGCTTTAGTATATAATAATTGCTTAGAATCTAGTGTCAATATAAAATTTATTATTAGTAAATAGGATGATCATTATAGTTTAGGTAAGACATTTGTGTTAGTTTTGGCTTACTATGTTTAGACCACCGCCGGTTTTCTGCAAAATCTGTGCCAAACCATAAGAAAATGAAAAAACCCCCTAAGTATTTATGGGAACTAGACTTGTGACAACATTGATCCGCCCGCTCGACGTAAGTGCTTACTCTGTAACGACTTATGATGACCCCAAAGGTGGTGGAGCAAAATGCTGTGCAAAATGCTACAGTGTGACGCAAAATGCTACAGTGATCCTTACCACCGTCTCAAATTGAGAATGCTGTAACCCTATATTTTTCAAGGGGTTATGGAAAATCGTATTTTTTTTCTCGAATGGCACGGCGTGTGCATATATATAGGACAACAAAGAAAGAGAGAAAAATCATGGCAAACGGTTTTGTGGTTGGTGATTGGGTCGCATCGATTGAAGAGTGGGGTGTGGATAATGAGGACGTTGTGGCCTATCGGGTCGAGAGCGTGAATAACGACGGATCGGTTACGGTGTGCGATTCTGACGGATGTTACCATCGGTTGGATACTCGCTATATCGAGCGATTGGACGTTGATTACATTCCCGGATTTGATGACGGTGAGGCTATCTAATATCCCCTATCATGTGGGTTGATGCGGCGGAAAAGTTTGGTAAAATCAATAAACAAGAAAGAGAGAAAAGATGGTTTTCAATGTTGGTGATAGGTTGAGTGTGGTCTATAGTACTGGCGAATCGTTCACCGGTGAACTGGTTAGCGTTCGTGAGATTCCGAACAAGGGAACGTTGATTCTGGTCAACGATGATACGGTGGGCTATCGGTCCATGTATGCCGACAAGGTTGTGAGCGTGATCGTGGAGAATGCTTGAATGGATACTAACTACTTTCAATCGTCGTTCGAGAGTATGGAAACGAGTACCATACGATTGTGGCTCCACGAAGCCCAAGTACGACTGCCCCATGAGAGCGGTAGCGTTCGTGAAATACTGAAGGAAGGTATACGCGCGTCTGCTCGTGAACTGTTGTTCAGATATAGGGAGGAGTCTCGCAGACTGAACGCTAGAGCGTAAACCCTTGTGCCATAAGGACTTACGACAAAATCGGTCCGCCCCGCTCGACGTAAACCCTTGCGCCACAACAACTTACGGCGACCCCAAAGGTGGTGTAGCAAAATGCTGTAGCAAAATGCGTCACCTGTAGCAAAATGCCTCACCTCGGCACACCCCCGTCTCAAAATGAGAATGTTGTAAAGTGTTGCTACATAAGGACTTAGGAAGAAAAAAAGATTTTTTGGTGAATGGCACGGGAAGTGCATTATATAGAGACAAGAAAGAAAGAGAGAAAGAGAATGAGAATGAGTCGTTACAGTTCAGCCCTTCGGTCCTATCGTAATGAGCGGTCAAACCGCCATCGTCATGTTCGTACCAACCTGTGGATCGTTTACCAGAATGGTAAGCGTATCGGTAAGGTTGGTGGAATCAGTGAGGGTGAAGCCCTCTCAAAGATTCCGCAGTCCTACAAGGACAACGGTCCTATCGAACTGGAAAGGGTTGTGATCGAAGAGTGATTCTTCCCCACAAGGGGGGTTGTGGCGATAGAAAAGTTTGGTAGAATCAAGAAACAAGAAAGAGAGAAAAAGACATGACGAATCAGGTATACAATACACTTCACAGCCTTATTGCTCACCACGGATATTCGGCTACGTTTGTACAACATATGGGCGGGGGTATATATCTGTACAGCCTAGGCGGCAGATACTCACTATATCGAGCGATTGGACGTTGATTACATTCCCGGATTTGATGACGGTGAGGCTATCTAATATCCCCTATCATGGGGATTGATGCGGCCAGAAAAGTTTGGTAGGATCGTAGAAAAGAAAGAGGGTTGATTATGCTTCACTACAGCGATTGGTTTTTTCTTGTTGGTATGCTTTCGTTTGCCGCGTTCGTTTCGTACCTTGTGCATGAGGTAGGCTGTGCGATTCACAACTATCTTGAAGATTTGTGATCTTCCCCACAAGGGGGGTTGTGGTGGCGAAAAAGTTTGGTAGGATCATAGAAAAGAAAAAGAGAAAAAGATGAAAAAGTCAATCAGTATCAATTCCGATATCGCCCGTCACAATAGTGAAATATCAG